TCTCTGTCTGCTTCACTCGGCAAGTGTCGTTGTTGTTGTTGCTGCTGATGTCGTACGCCGACCGCAGCGGCAGCGGCATCGATTCTTGAGAAGCAAAGCAGGGTCGTTGTTGTTGTTGCTACTGCTGTCGTTGGTCGAACGACGACAGCAGCAGCAACGGCGCTGATCTTGAACGACAAATCAATGTGGTCTTGATGTTGTCGGATGCTGTGTCATGATCGAATTGCCTTCGGGTTCGGTGCCTTCGGTCCTTTTGGAACCTTCGATTCCGAAACCTTCAGCGTTGATGCTCTGGAAGCGAGCAAAGTCTTAAAATTTTAGACGTTAGCTAAGCTACGTCGTGAGATTGCCGTCATCAGCGAAGATGTCGCGTCGAGCTGTTGCAGCAGCTCGGAGGCGTTGGCGTTATTTTTGCCGTTGCCTTTGTAGGCAGTGGCCATCAGTGACTTATTGCCGTCATCGTTGTGGATGTTGGCGTTTAAAAATTTTGAGTTTGAAAAGTTAAAATAATTTGACGTCGTTCCTTGGAAAGAGCGTTTTTCTGGTTGAGCCGTGAAGGAGCAACGAGAAAGAATTTGAGTTGATTTGAGGTGAAGGACGACAAGAACCTAGTTCCATCGCCGACTGTGACGTCCCGCAATGAGCGTCGAAGGGGTACGATCGAAATTGCTGCTGAAGAGCCCTGCTCGGTCCTGGCAACAAATCAAATCAATGTTTGAAGCCAGCTCTCATCATCAAACCAGCGAGCGCGCAAGTCGTCACATCACAACATCATCTCTTAACTCAACTCGGAGAGATCTCTCCTCGCCGAAGATGAAGAAACAGAGGTCGATCAACTGGAGCGACAAGCAGTCAACGCCAATTCTCGAGAAAAACAAATGACCATTGAGCTGTTCTGTCGTTTTTGTTGTTGTTGTCAATGCCAAGTTTGATTGTCGACTGACACCGCACCAAATCCGCCAACTCCTTTCGCGGGGAGAAGTCTCTTGACGAGAGAGAAATGCAGACGAAGGAGAGATGTTCAGACACACAAAAAACCAGGACAAAGTGTCAAGGTGGGGAGACAAGAACGGTCTGAGTATCGGAAGGACAGCAGCCTAACCTGTAGCTCAATCGGGAACCGATCCGTCGCGGCTGTAAGGTCGAGTGAGTGGAAGGAATTTCCACTTTCGATCTTAAGCCTAGAT